TACGAGAGCGCGCAGACCTTCGAGCAGATCGTGCGGCGCATCGAATACATCTCGGATGCTGCCAGCGCCTATTCGAAGGCCATGGAGTTCCAGGTGGGCGGCGGTATCGGCTACTGGCGCATCGTCACCGACTACACGGATGAGGACAGCTTCGATCAGGAAATCTTCATCAAGCCGATTCCCGATCCGCTGTCGGTCTACATGGACCCGCACATCAAGCGCCGTGACGGCTCCGATGCGCGCTATGCGTTCATCTTCGACGACATGCCGCGCGACGTCGCCGAGCGCAAGTACGGAAAGATCGTCGGCAAGTCCATCATGGGCGAAGGCGAACTGTCGTGGACGCGTAAGGACTCGGTGCGCGTGGCCGAGTACTACGAGCGCGACGAATCGAAGGAATGGCTGTATGCGATCGAGGGTGAGGACGGTGCAACGACGCTGATCCGCGAATCGGAACTGCCTGCGGAGAATCGCGACCTGTTCGATATGGCGATGGCGCAGGGCCGCGCGCAACGGCGGCGCGTGCCGAAATGGACGGTCGAATGGTATCTGATCGTCGGTGACGAGATCGCGGACAAGTCGACGTGGGCGGGCAAGTACATCCCGATCATCCGCGCCGTGGGCGAGGAAGTCGTGCTGGAGGGGCGTCTCGATCGCAAGGGCCTGACGCGATACCTGAAGGATGCCCAGCGCGCCTACAACTACAACGCCTCTGCCGCGCTCGAATTCGGCGCACTCCAGTCGAAATCGCCGTATATGGCGCCTGTCGAGGCCATCGAAGGGCTTGAGGACTATTGGCGCACTGCGAACACGCAGAATCACGCCTACCTGCCGTACAACCATGCCGACGAGCAGGGTAATCCCGTTCCCGCGCCGCAGCGGCAGCAGCCGCCTTCGACCGCGCCCGTTTTCATGGACGGCATGCAAGCCGCCGAGCATGAGCTGATGATGGCCTCTGGGCAGTACGAGGCGACATTCAGCGAGCAGGGCAACGAGATCAGCGGCGTGTCGATCGAGCAGCGCCAGAAACAGGGACAGCGCGTCACCTTCCACTTTCAGGACGCGATGGCCGATGCGATCCGCTTCACGGGCGTCCAGCTCATCGACCTGATCCCGAAGATTTACGACACGAAGCGCGTGCTGCGCATCCGCGCAGAGGATGGCGAGGAACACTCAATCCAGATCGATCCGCAGTCGAAGAAGGCGCTTCAGCAGCAGACGGACGAAGGCGAAGCGCGGTCGAAGGCGATCTTCAACCCTGCCGTTGGCAAATACGACGTCATCGCCAAGTGCGGCCCGAACTTCGATACGCGCCGCGAGAAAGCATTCGACGCGATGACGCAGCTTCTGGCGGCCCAGCCGGCGCTCGCCCAGGTCATCGGCGATCTGTACATGGGGACGGCCGATTTCCCCGCTGCTGACAAGCTTCAGGAGCGCATGCGCAACTGGATTCCGAAGGCGATCCTCGGCGAAGGTCCGTCGCCCGACGAACAGCAGATGCAGATGCAGCTTCAGCAGGCCTCGCAGATCATCCAGCATCTCCAGCAGCAACTGGCAGACAAGAGCGTTCAGCAGCAGCTCGAAGCCAAGCGTGTCGATATGGATGCGCTCAATCATCTGGCGTTGCGCATGGAGAACGATAACAAGTCGATTCTGGAGGCATTCAAGGCGGAGACCGACCGCCTCAAATCGCTGGCGCCCGCGATGGGCGAAGGCGCGCTGGAGCCGATCATCCGCAAGGCGCTGGCTGAAATCCTGCGCGCACCGAATCCCGATGCAGGCATCACGCCCGATAACACCGATCCCGCCAACCTGTACGCGGCGGGCATCCAGAACGTATTGGCACCCGTAGAAACCACAACCACCGGAGAGCAGCAATGAGCGACGTCCAGGCAGAACAGCAAGTCGAAACCGATCAGCAGACGATCGAGACGCAACAGGTCGAGCAGCAGACCGAGCAGCGTCAGCAGCCCGATACGTCATGGGTGCCGAAGCGCATCAGCGAGATCACGGCGGCCCGTCGTGCGGCTGAAGCGCGCGTTGCAGAGCTGGAAGCGGAACTGGCGCGCGCGCGGCAGACGCCGGCCCAGCAGCCGGCAGAAGGCCAGCAAACCACCGTCGCTTCGGTTCCGCAGTCGCGCGAAGAGTTCGAACGGCTCGTGAACGCGCGCGCGGAAGCGCTCGTCAACCAGCGCACCCAGGAATCCACGCTCACGCAGCGCATCGCCGCGATCAACGAGGCCGGCACGAAGGAATTCGGCGAGGACTTCGACAAGTCGGTCGCGAATCTCAACATGGCAGGCATCGGCGGCCCGGAGTTCCTGAAGGTGCTGACGTCGATCGACGGCGCGGAGAAAGTCGTGACGTGGCTCGGCAAGAGCGAAAACATCAACGAGGCCATGCGCATTGCGGCGCTCGATCCGATCCAGATGGGCATTGAGATGACGAAGCTCTCGGGCAAGGCCGCCAAGGCGCTCAGCAAGCAGATCAGCAAGGCACCGCCGCCGATTCAGACCGTCGACGGCAGCGGCAGCGGGGCCGATACAACTGAGCCGGACCCGAGCGACACGAAGAAATGGATGGAGTGGCGCAAGAA